GCACCAATACTGGTTTCCGTACCACAACGATGACGGTATCGTGGCATACAAACGACGTAGCAAAGCGGAGAAGAAGTTTAACATCACAGGACAGTGGCGAGATGCTAAGCTCTTTGGTCAGCAACTGTTCAACAAGGGTGGTAAGTACGTCACGCTAGTTGAGGGTGAAGCTGACTGTCTGGCTACGTTTCAGATGCTAGGTTCTAAGTACCCAGTAGTATCTATCCGCAACGGTGCAGGTTCAGCAGGCGCAGATGTCAAGGCTAACTACGAGTGGCTTGATAGCTTTGATACTATCGTCGTGTGTATGGACAACGATGACAATGGCATTGAGGCATCGCATCAGATCGCTGATGTCTTTGGATCAAAGGTCAAGGTATTCAAGCACGACCCTGAGTTCAAGGATGCGTGTGATTACCTGAGTCGTGGTGATGAGAAGCTGTACTTTGATAAGTGGTGGCAGGCAGAACGGTTCGTACCTGATGGTATCGTTGACGGGTCTACTCTGTGGGATGAGGTATGCAAACCTATGGAGAAAGCACTGGTCAGCTATCCGTTTGACGGACTAAACAAGCTGACGTACGGTATCCGTGAGGAACTGGTCACCATTACCGCAGGTAGTGGGCTTGGTAAGTCACAGTTCGTACGTGAGCTAGTGTTCCATGTACTTAACAACACCACTGATAACATTGGACTGATGTTCTTGGAAGAGTCTACGAGAAAGACAGCACTATCAATGATGTCACTCCATGCTAACAAACCATTGCACCTACCTGACACACCACACTCTGTTGAAGAGAAGCGTGATGCGTTCGAGGCTACGTTAGGCACAGGTCGTATGTTCTTGTTTGATCACTTCGGATCAACGGACATTGATAACATCCTCAATCGTGTACGCTATCTGGCTAAGGGCTTGGGTTGTAAGTACGTGTTCTTAGATCACGTCAGTATCGTAGTGTCAGCACAGTCTGATGGCATGGGTGATGAGCGTAAAGCTATTGACTCCATCATGACTAAGCTACGTATGCTAGTACAAGAGACAGGAATCTCTCTGTTCGTAGTGTCACACCTCAAGAGACCTGATGGTAAGGGACATGAGGAAGGGGCAGCTACGTCTTTGTCACAGCTACGAGGTTCTGGTTCTATCGCACAGCTATCCGACATCGTGATTGGCTTGGAGCGTAACGGACAAGACCCTGATGTGATGGAGAGACACACCACTCATGTGCGTGTACTTAAAAACAGATTCTCTGGTCTGACTGGACCAGCGTGTCGTTTGCTTTATGACTTAGATTCTGGTAGAATGATTGAACGTAAAGACGAAGAGGAGAATGTACTATGAGATACGAATATGGTTTGACATTTGATGGCAAGGACTACGACCACGAGCGAGACAACGTTAGATTAACTGGACGCATGAACCGTATCTTTGAACTGATGAAGGATGGTAAGTGGCGCACTCTTAGAGAAGTATCTGACGTGTCTGGTACACCTGAAGCTAGTGCTAGTTCAGCACTAAGAGACTTTAGGAAAGCTAAGTTCGGTGGGTATACAGTGGAGAAACGGTATGTCAGTAATGGTTTGTATGAGTACAAGCTAATCATTGATGACACACAGGACGTAGACTTATGAGAGAGATTGTTATTGACATTGAGACTGACAGCACAGCATCTAAGATATGGTGTGCTGTTACTAAGAACCTAACCACGCAAGGAGTGCAACTATGGACAGAGGCAGCACCGTTACAAGAATATCTGGCAGAAGAAAGCATACTGATCGGTCACAATATCATAGGGTTCGATGCCCCAGTTCTAAAAAAGAGATGGGGTATAGACACAAGCAAGCATCAACTAAAAGATACTCTGGTCATGTCAAGACTACAAAACCCACAGAGGGAGGGCGGTCACTCGCTCAAGTCTTGGGGTCTAAGATTGGGAAACTACAAGGATGAGTTCAAAGACTTTGATGGTGGACTTACTGAAGAGATGGTCAGTTACTGTAAGCAGGATGTATCAGTCACTGAGACATTATATAAGCGTCTTGCTACTGATCTATTGGATTGGGGTGAGTCAGTTGATATTGAGCATCAGGTTGCCACGATTATCAAGGAGCAAGAAGAAGCAGGATTCAAACTTGATGTTAAGAAAGCAACTGGACTTCTGGCAGACTGGAGGAAAAGACTACACCAAATTGAGGAAGAACTACAAGAAGTTTTCAGACCTGTTGTAACACGTAGGTACAGTAGAAAGACTGGCAACAGGTTGAAGGACAAAGTAGAAGTGTTCAACCCAGGTTCACGCAAGCAAATAGCAGAACGATTGATGGCTCTTGGTTGGCAACCTAAGGAACGCACAGAGAAAGGATCGGTGATCGTTGATGAGAAAGTATTGGCAACTATTAAAAGACCTGAAGCTAGACTTATTGAAGAGTACCTACTCATACAGAAACGGGTGGCTCAAGTTGAGAAATGGATTGACTATGCGGATAACACCGACAGGGTACACGGTAAAGTCATCACGAACGGAGCAGTCACAGGACGAATGACACACAGCAGTCCTAACATGGCACAAGTACCACGGGTAGGTAGTCCGTATGGTGTTGAGTGTCGTAGCTGTTGGACAGTAGAGGAAGGTAATGTACTGGTAGGTATTGATGCGTCTAGCCTAGAGTTACGTATGCTTGCACACTACATGCGTGACGATGAATACACTCGTGAGATACTTGAGGGTGACATCCATACAAAGAACATGGTTACTGCTGGTCTACAAAACAGAGATCAAGCTAAGACTTTTATCTATGCTTTTTTGTATGGTGCTGGACCTGCTAAGGTAGGTGCTATTGTAGGCGGAGGTGAAGCTGAAGGAGTTAACTTAATAGCTAGCTTCCTTGATGGTACACCTGCTCTACATGCATTGAAGGATAAGGTTCGTAGGTTATCTAAACGTGGTTGGTTACCTGCTCTTGATGGTCGTAAGCTACACGTACGTCATCAGCACTCCGCACTTAACACTTTACTGCAGGCAGCAGGAAGTATTTGTATGAAAAAAGCATTGATACTATTGCATGAGAAACTAAAATGTGGTATAATGCAAGGCTCGTTTGTTGCTAATGTTCATGATGAGTGGCAGATAGAGACTAAGAAAGAACATGCCGAATCTGTAGGCCAGCTTGGTGTACAGGCAATTCGGGATGCAGGACTCGCACTAGGGCTACGCTGTCCACTCAATGGCGAGTATAAAATAGGTACTAATTGGGCAGCAACACACTAAGGAGAAGTAAAATGCAAGACTTAAAACCGATAAAGGTAAAAGCCGATATCATGTGGGCTTTCCTTGATACACCTAACCAGATGTCAGAGAAGTATCAGGTTGATCTATGTAACCTATCTGATGGTGCTGTGTCTGCACTAGAGGACGCAGGTATTCAAGTGAAACGGAAAGATGATAAAGGTTTCTATATCGTCGCCAAGTCTAAGAAGTATCCTATCCGTACTGAGATGTCAGATGGTTCGGGCATTGAGGGTAAGGTAGGTAACGGGTCTAAAGGAGTAGCGTGGATTAAACCATACGCTTACCAGTTCAAAGGTAAGGCAGGTGTGTCCGCAGGTATCAACAAGCTAGTGATTACTGACCTCGTGTCGTACTCTGTTGATGAGACTGCTCTGGATGACAACATAGAAGAGGCACTCTAAATGGATACTCCGTCAATGCAGAATGTCAAAGCTCTCATTGACGGAGACATCCTTGTGTATCGCATAGGATTCTCCGTTGATGATCCAGAAGAAGAGAAGTTTGCTATCAGTAGGATGGGTCACTTTATTGATGAGCTATTGTCTGTTGAGGGTGTTGACACTTACTCTGGGTACATCACGGGGAGTTCTAACTACAGGTCAGAGATATCCACCGAGAATAAATACAAGGGCAATCGTGAGAACGCACGTAAACCTATTCACTATGATGCCCTTAGAGAATACTTGTTGGATAAGTGGTGCTTTGAACTGATTGAAGGGCAGGAGGCAGACGATGCTATTGGTATTGCAGTATATGATTCCCCCGTAGATACAACATGCGTCATGTCTATTGACAAAGACTTGAACATGCTACGTGGTTGGCACTATAACTTTGTAAAGCAAGACTTGTATTATGTTACCGAAGAAGAAGCAATAAAGAATTTTTACATTCAGATTCTGACAGGTGACAGGGTTGATAACATCCAAGGTCTTAAAGGTATCGGACCAAAGAAAGCAGAGAAGATACTTAAAGATTTAGTTGATGAGCAGGACTTGTTTGACGCAGTGTTAGAAGCATACGAAGATGACATTGATACATTAACTGAAAGAGCACAGCTACTATGGATAAGAAGAAAACATGGGCAGATTTGGACACCAAAGAGTTTCCAGAAATAGCCTACATTGAATGGTGGGATGCGTTGTCTGACTCAGGGTGGGAACCTCTAGGTAAGACGGACATACACCCTGTATTAAGTATAGGGTTTGTAGTAGCTGAAGATAGTTCAGCAATCACACTAGCTGCAGCATACTCTATTGACCAGTCTAACTCTAGGTTACACATACCAAAAGGTTGGATAACTAAGATGAAGAGGGTTAGGTTAAACAAGTTCTTAAACATTAGGAGAAGAAAATCAAAACCCAAAGCGCAAAAGCAAAAGGAAGAAAGCTCCAGCAATGGTTCCGAGATCAAATCCTCGAACTCTTTTCCTTTTCCAAAGACGATGTAAGATCAACCAGCATGGGTGCAGGAGGGGAGGACATCCTCTTCTCTCAATCAGCAGGTGACAGGCTCAACATATCAGTAGAGTGTAAGTCAAGGGATTCAATAGCTGTGTATAATTATTATGCTCAAGCTAAGGATAACAGTCCTGAAGGTAGAGAACCTGTGTTGGTTATCAAGCAGAACAAGTCAGACCCATTGGTAGTAATAGATGCGGTCTATTATTTACAACTACTGGAGAGAACTACATGAGACACTTAGTTATCCCAGACACGCAGTGCAAGCCTAACAACTCATTCGAGCATTTAGAATGGGCAGGACACTACGCTGTCAAGACTAAGCCCGATGTGATCGTACATCTAGGAGATCATTGGGACATGCCTAGCCTCAGTGTGTATGACGTAGGTAAGAAAGCGTTTGAAGGTAGGACATACAATGAAGATATCAAAGCTGGTAACTTAGGCATGGATACATTCATGAAGCCTATCATCGAAGAGCAGAAGAGACAGAGAGCTAACCGTAAGAAGGTGTGGAAACCTAAGAAGATATTTCTTATCGGTAACCATGAAGAACGGATAGAGAGAGCTATTGAATCCGATAGGAAACTAGAAGGACTGATAGGTTACTCTGACTTTAATCTTAAGAAGTACGGGTGGGAAGTGCATGGCTTTCTGGAAGTGCCTATCATCAATGGCATTGCATACAGTCACTACTTTACATCTGGTGTAATGGGTAGACCAGTCACAAACCCAGGTTTGCTATTGCAAAAGAAACACATGTCATGTATCATGGGACACGTACAAGATAGAGCTATCTCGTTCAGTCGCAAAGCTGACGGTAAAGGTATCACTGGTATCTTTGCTGGTATCTTCTATCAACATGATGAGGACTATCTATCAGCACAGACTAATGGTTCGTGGTCTGGTATCTGGATGTTAAATGAAGTAGACAATGGTAGCTTTGATGAGATGCCTGTGTCAATTAACTATTTAAGGAAACAATATGGACATAAAAGAAACTCTTGATAAGAGAGAAGAGCAGTACGGTCACTATAAAGTAGTAGGACAGATCAGTCAGGACATAAAAGCTGTCATGAAAAAGTCACCGAATTACTTGGTCATGCCTCTATACATGAGAGAAAGTATGGACATGATTGCTAACAAGCTAGCTAGGATACTCAATGGTAACTACTACCTTAATGATTCATGGCATGACATCTCAGGCTACGCTTCATTAGTGGTGATGACTAATGAGGATATGTATAAAGAAGATGAAGAAGAGATCCGTTATGGTGGAACTAACGATTGATGAAGTTAAACATAGGTTGATGCAGTTCAGTGAGGTTGATGTCATTGAACTGCTAGACCTAACATCCGAAGATATCCTTGATAGATTTGAGGATATCATTGAAGAGAGATATGAGATACTAATAAAGGAAATACAATGATGGATTTTTATCAGCAGTACATAGCTAAGTCTAGGTACTCTAGGTTCTTGGAGAAAGACAGCAGACGAGAGGACTGGTACGAGACAGTGGATAGGTACATGGACTTTATGTACAACCACCTCAAGTCTAAGCATGACTACACAATACCTGTTAACGTTGACTCAGAGCTACGTGAGGCTATCAAGAACATGGAGGTAGTACCCTCTATGCGTAGCATCATGACCGCAGGGAAAGCCCTTGAGAGGGACAACACA